ACCTCGATCTTGTGTTTCTATATAATTTAGGTTTTTATAAAATGGACTGATTGCTGCTTGTGGTGTAGTTCCTCCGAACAATATAACGGATGGTGTGCCAAAATGACCAGCAAAATGCATCATTACTGAGTCTGCCCCAATATGACAAACTGCTCCTTTAATTATTGCGGCACATTCTCTGAAATTTGTTTTGCCACAAAAATCAATTACTTTGTCTGATATTTTAGTTTCGTTAGCTGCTCCCATTTGAATAACTGGGAGTTTTATTCTTTCGATCACTTCTTTTAAGTAATCATAGTCTTTAACCTGTTGTCCACTCTTGCCTTGTACAGTAACATATTTTTCTGGCAAATTAAGCCTTGAAATATCTGGCAACGATATAAAAGGTTCTGATAAAGGAACATTGCACATATTGGCATAAAGTTGACCAAGGAATACAGAATATTTACCAGACAACCAATTAGAAGGAACTCTTTGTGTAGTTACTGCTGGAACATAGACTATATCAAATGGATTGTCCATACAAGCCCATTTTCCATAAGCTCTATAATCCCACATTGAATCATGCCATTCTAGCAATTTTTTAATATTAGGATTTTCTTCTAAAATGTTCCAAAATCTTTTATCGCAAGCAACGTAAATTAAAGAATTGGGATATTTCTTTTTAAGCTCAGATATAATTGCCGATGTTATAAATATATCGCCAGCAGATTCTTTTATGCCGACAAGAATCTTTATTTTGTCTTCTATGATTTTATTAATCATTATGTATTTGCTTTCTAATTTTTTCTACAGGATCAGTAAGAGCTAGATCAGGATTTTTTATCAGCATCTTACTAAAATTCTCAGAATTAACCATTTGTCTAAAATGTTTTTCTATTTCAGATCTGGCCTTATTTTTGTCAGTAGCATTTTCTATTGCTCCTGTCCAGTGCTTAAGTCCTTCTGGATCAATACCAGATCGGCCCAATATATTCTTATAGCACCAAACAAGCCATTCTCTGTTGCCTTCTTTGTCAAAAGCAGTTGATGGGGGAGAATTTTCGTTAATAGTTTTTATTTCTATTGTTCTTTCCCAAGTAGTTTTTCGATCTTTAATTGGCACACTTAATAAATGATATTCTAGTTTAGTGGCTGCCAAATCCCAATTATAATATTTTTCCGCACACTTTCTAGCTTCTATGGACATATTAGCTCTTTTATTTTCATCTCTTAACAACATTGCCATTTTTTCTGCAAGGTCATACCTATCAAACAATGATCTATTTTGCATTGTTTCGCTTTCCACATAAGTCATCGCTTTTGGGTTTTCTGTAAGATTCTTTATTGGTAATGCTCCTCCATTTCTGGCTTTTTCATACATTGCAGAATAATCTGATATTAAACAAGGACAGCCAGCCGATTTAGCCTCTGAAATTGGGATTGCATCACCTTCGGCTATGCTTCCTTGGATATATATGTCCATTAAATTATATATAAAATTAAAGTGTTCTGGTGGATATCCAAATTGAGTATTTGGAGTATGAAATGTATTATTTCCACACGAAGGACAATTAGTTGGAGAGCCTACAAATGTAGATATTGCTACCATTCCACAAGAATTGCACAAATAAGAAAATACAACATGGTCAATTAGTCCACATCTTGCTATTGCTTCTGGAAGATCCCAGCCTACATCTGGGACCGAAGTGTGAAGTAATAACATTGTGTCTTTTGATTCTAATGGATAATTTTCTTTAAGAATCTGAAATGACTGTAATATTCTTGGAAATAGTTTTCTTGGTTGATTGCGCATTACGGTGCCAACAAGTTTTATTCCTGGAGGAATGCCGAATGCTTTTTTTGCCTCTATTTTATCTATTGGCTTAAATATGCTATTGTCAACTCCTGCCTGAATTACATCTGTCACATTTAATGGTTTTAAATTCATTTTTCTAGCCAAAAGACATCTGCTTTGCTCTTCTAAAACTTTTTTGCCAAACCAAGAGTAAGCAAACAGATGGTCAACTTTAGAATAGTCTCTTAGCCATTCCCATTTTTGTGGATGAGAATCTACACAAGCAGACAAGAAAAACAAAAAATTATCTCTTAAAGGAGATTGGTTTATATGTTCAACCATCCATGCATCTCGCAAATCAAATAAAACATCTGGCTTAAAATCTGCCAATGCATATGAAAGTTTCCACTTGCCAAATTGATTTTGTCTATAATTAGATTGATATTCTTGTGCCTCTATATTATTAATAGGAAGTACGTGGTAATATTGCCAAGGTATACTTTTGGCCCTTGGCTCTAAAGATCTTGCATTTCCGTAACTGGCTATTTCTGCAATATCGAATTTGCCGGTTTTATGAAGTCTTTGCATTACTTCACTTGTAAAAGTTGCAAATCCAGTATTCAAATAAGATGCCTCGCTACTAAAAAGTATTCGTCTTTTGTAGTCAGACTTAGGTAAGGCATTAATTTTTCTTTTAATTTCGACTATATCATTACCAATATCTTGGAAATCTGCTCCAATAATATCTGGCATTGAGTTTAACTTAAAAGACTGAGCAGGCGTACAATGAGATTGTTCTTTAAACCTTGTTCTTGCCGCTCTCTTTTCTGCTCTTCTTTGGGCCTTAATCTGTTGATTCCTGTTCTTGCTCATTATAGGAATTCTCCGAATCATAATTACCGACAGATATAATAGAAACTTTGTTGGCCGTTATTTTAAGCTTGGACAATGTTTCCCCAGTTTGCTTGGAAACCCAAATATCCCGTCGTAATTGTCCTACTATCTCAACAAGATCGCCACGAAATATATTATCTTTAATATTATTTACTTCTTCTCCCCAAACTTCTATGTCTATAGATAGAGGATTTTTTACTTTCCTAGTTTTATGAACTACCCTAAAATCTGCTACTGGAATTTGATGTTTCTTGGTGCTCCTAAAAGATATATCTGAGGATACTCTTGCACTAAGCTGTATTTGATTAGACATGTTTTATCCTTAAAAGTCTCCCACTGGAGCTTTATTTTCCTTTTTTGTTGCGTGTGAAGATTCTGTCTGTTTGTTGTCGAACTTCTTAAGAGGCCCAAGAACAGAAACACTACTGCCAGATACATATAATTTTTTCCTCTTTGCTCCGCTGGCCTTATCTACCCAACTATCTTGACGGAATGACCCTTGAACAGAGGTCTTTATATTTCCTTGTCCTTCGCTAAGAGATTTTCGCAAATAATCAGTCAAATCCCAAGATTCTACCGAAACAAAAATTCCGTCATCATTGTCTTTAACTGGTGGAATACGAACAGAAAACGAGGAAATACAATGCTGTCCAGCATATCTCTCTTCGTAATTATAGAGTCCACCCTCTATGTAAATAAAATTGTTTCTTGCCATGAATTTCTCCTTTAAAAAACAGGCTTTTTATAATTTTCTATAATACTAATAAATAATTTACAAACATTTATGGCTGTTCTACATGATTAACTATGAAAGATCCTCCTTTTTTATGGCCTTTAAAAAGTAAAACACTATCTTGTTTTATAAGTGTTTTGTGAATCGAATAACAACTATTAAACATTACTGCATCTAACATAAAACTTTTATCTTCTAATGTAATAAATGCCATTTCTCTCTGTCTTTTATCAAGAATCTGCCTAAAAGAAGATATTTTTGCCACTGCACAAATTTGTGTATTATCTTTCTCTTTCTCAACTTCAATTAGGAAATGACTAACCTTCTCATTTAAGAACGAATCGACGGATGAACAAGTTGCAGGAATGCCCAAATAATGTCCTTCAAACCTTGCCAAATCTCTTATACAATATTCTTTCCCATTATCATAATTACTAATAAAATACTGACATTCTATAGCAAGATTACTAGCTCTATTTGCATTAATTATTTTCAACTCTTTGTTTTCTTTGTTTATAAAATCCAGCATGATTTGTACAGATTCCTCAAATGATTTTCCTTTTTGTAATTGCAGACTTTTTATTTCGCTTTTAGTTTCCTTTGTTATTTTATCAGGAATACCAATAAATATATGATTAAATATTGGCAATTCTTTTTCTGTTAGTTGATTAATAAATTCTTTGCACATCATCATTTGTTTTCTGCTTAGTCCGAAATGGCTCATTGCTCCGCTTAGAACCATACCGTCGAATATGTTTTTCTTGATTTTGCTGAATAATATATCGTGCCAACTCATACCACTGATTTTCTCTATATATTTTATGGCACTTTCTCCTATTCCTTTAACGTGACTTAAGCCAAAATATATATTGTTGCCATCTACTTCAAAATCTTTGTTTGCCCTTTTTATACTTGGCGGCAAAATATGCACATTAAATCTTTTGGCATCAAAAAATATTGACCTTATTTCTTCTTGAGGATTTTGCTCATTTTTAGAATAATAAAGTAATGACCAAAAGAATTTTGACGGATCATTTAATTTAAGATATGCAGTAATATATGCAAGTTTAGCATAAGCTAGAGAATGCGAATTAGAACATACCATCCCATTTGCGACAAAATTATGTTCTTCTGTGTCCATTTCAATATCATAAGTATCTTCCAATCCATGGTATTCTATGGAAATGACTATACTTTCTTCTGTTTCATTTAAGTTATTACAAATTATACTGGTTTCGTTTATTAAAAAATCCTCTACTTTTACATATCCATTATTGGTATAAAATTTATGGTCTTTTGTTGTCCTTATGCTTTTGCCATTAGATAAAGTAATAGTGTAAGTTTCTTTTTTGCCATTAAAATAAATATCCTTTATTTTTCTTGGTCTAATACGACCATCTTTATCTAGAGCAAGTATTTGCCCATATCCATGTATAGCATATTGTTTATCATTTTTTATTTTGAATAAATGCTCTATAGAAATAATACTTTTTGACCGTTCTTTGTTGCCACGATAAACTAAAGTTTCTCCTGAAATGCACTTGTTAAAGGAATAATCGGCAGTAGCATTTACCCACTTCCAAAGTTTTTTTGCTGTTTCTTCTTTGTATCCTCTAGATAAACAGCCATCAATAAATTCTTTTTCGTATTTAGCCATTTCAGCAGGTAGTTTTTTACCACAATTATGCACCAATATTCCATTTATAAATCCACAGCGAGAATCTTCTACTTCGAAATCAAAAACTTCTTTAGTTCCTACCATTTTAATATCTTTAATGCCAACAAATTTAAATCCTGAGTCTATTACAGATTGTAATAAATTACTTCCTATTTTCTTGTTAATAAAATTAGCTACATCATATGTCATGTTTTTACTATAATGTGCTCCTCCAATATTACCAACTAAACTATGCATATTAACAGTTTCTGACATGGATTTAACTATCTGATTAGGAATTAAGAAAGATTTATAACTTTTTTTATATTCCTTTGTAATTATACTTTCTATTAATTTTAGCTTAATTGGACATATATAATTTTTATAAGTATTATAAAAGAGCGTTACGGCACTTCTTTCAGATATACAAACATTATAAGATATATATGGTTCATTTTTATAGGTAGAATTTTTAGTTAATAAACTTGCATGAATACCATCTCTTAATAATAAGATTTGTAAATTTTTCGCTATTTGTTTCGATGTAGTTGACATAGCTATGCTATTTTTTGTAACATGCCCCTCTCCTGAAAAATAACTTCCAATAAATTGCGTGGTTATTCCATTCATAGCATGAACTATATATTTTGGTATGTATTTGTTTCTTGATTTGCATCTCTTGTAGATTGACTGTATCCATAACTTGGCGTTATTTCTAAGGTGAATATCTTCACACCTGGTAACAGGATGAATGGTGATTTTAAACGATTCTTTTCCAAATTCTTCTATTAACTTATCTTTAATGTTTTTTAATATCCAGTTATCAGAGTTAGTTATTTTTGGGTCACATTTATCTGTATAACATCCTTCTCCTATAAAATAGGACAAAATAGTAGATTTATTTTTATTGAATTTACCATGCCCCTTGTAATGATAATTGTTTGGCAAAACTACAAAATCATTAGTGGATAAATTTTCTACTGTTTTCCAGCCATCTTGTGTAAATACTTCGTGATCTTTGGTTAGTTCAATGTGAAACCCGTTTTTGGTAGACAATCTAAAAACTTCCTTCTCTCCATTGCTCCAAACATTATTTATTCTTTTATAAACCAAACTATTATCTTTGTCTATTGTTAATATTTTTTGATCGTATTTAGATTGCTTACCAATCTTTTTGGCAACTTCTTCTATTTTTTGTGGGCCATGGTTTGTTAACATTAAAGATCCCTTTGCAATACATGCCTTCCGAATTAAGTCCCCCTTAGCTAAATCAAAACCTGCAAATTTGCTTACTATTTGAATCATGGACTCTTGGTAGGTCATAACTCCAAATGTCTTTTCTAATATGGGTTTCAAGTCTTCGTGCAAATATATAATCTCTTCTGGTTTTGCCCTATTTTTTAAATATTCATCGGCCATTCCTATTTCCAAAATTGCTGGTCTAATTATAGCGTTAATATCAGAAAGCTCATTTAGGTTTTTTGGCTTAATTTTTTTACACCAGTTTTTACCTAAAGGAGTTTCAAGTTGAAATATTCCTCTGGTATAACCATTGCTTATTAGCTCATAAACTCTTTTATCGCTAAAATCTTTAAAGTCTCTAATATTTCCATTGTATATTTTACTACATACATCAAGGGTTTTTAATCCTAGAATGTCTAATTTTAGATATCCCATTTCTTCTAGATCATACATGTCAAAAGCCGTTAACGTTTTGCCATTTTTTGCGTCATAACAAAGAGGAATTTTTCCGAATACTGGCTCATCAGCAATTAATATGGCCGATGCATGAGAAGATCTTTGCCTAGCTATATTTTCAAGTCTTTGTGCTACGTCAAATGTGACTTTTAATTGCCTTTGTCTTTCGGCAATCATATCTTCAAGAACTTTTATTTGGGCTTTATCTTTAGATCCAGATATTTCTTGCTTCCATCGTTCTGTGTCTTTATCTTCGCCTTCAGTTGCCAGCGCTTTTATTTCTGGTACTTCTTCTATTGCTTGTTTTATGCTTTCACACTTATGAGGGAAAAGATCAGTAAGTTCATTCATATAGGAAAATGGCAGCCCAATAACTTTGCCAACATCTTTTATTGCGGCTTTAGATGCCATCGTAGACACGGTACACATTTGGAAAATTCTATCTTCTCCAAATTTATTTCTTAGATAATCTACAACCTCATTTCTTCTTTCTATACTAATGTCCAAATCTATATCAGGATATGAGCCTTTTCTTCCTATATTGTAAAATCTCTCCCAAATTAAGCCATATTCTATAGGATCAACTGCTGTTATCTCCAATAGATAAGCACACAGGCTTCCAGAAGCAGAGTTATGAACCACAAAGTTTGAAGTAAGATAAGAATGACTATTATTTACAGTAATGTCATAAACAAAATTGGATCTCGAAGTTTTTATATCTAAAATTCTAACTATATTTTTATGTTCATCTTTTGTTTTACTAGGAACAGAAAGTCCTTTAAATCGTATCTTATAAGATTCTTTGCACAAATATTTGTCACGTTTAAAAGGTTTTCTGGTTATTCTTGAACTTTTTATGCCCATATAAAGTAAAGAAGTTCTTATATCTTTCGCTAATCTGGGACTTGTAGTATCTATACATTCTCTATATTTTTCTACATGTCCATCAGCACTCTGCAATCCAAGAATTAAACTTCTTAATAAATTATTTGGAAGATAAACAAGATCTCCCAAATATTTAGTTTTTGATGTGTTTTCGTAATCACAAAAAAATGATTTAATCCAAAGTGCCAAAAGTTTATTGTTTATAAGTAACTGTGTTAATTTTGTATCTTTTTCTTTTCTTATACTAACTTTAAATCCTTTGTCAATAAAAAACTTTTGTGTACGTTCAATCTCAAAAGTATCATCTGAATTGAATGCTATTCCAACTTGGTATTTGGTTTTTGTTGCTACCCATCCATCTCCAACCCATTTACCTATTTGATAGGCAAATTCTTCATCCCATTTTAAATATCTATCAAATGTATTTATATTTGTATTTTTATTTTTCTTCCAAGTTTCATAGTCTATTGAGTTTTTATTTAAATGCTCGCACAAAGAATTTAATGATTTAATAGTTCTTGTAGCAATACGACCATCCGATGTATAGTCTGATAATTTGCCACGCTTAGCTTTTTGTAGAAAATTTCTAGAAATTCCTAGAGTTTTTGACAATGCTCTAATGCCTATATAATTTTTAATTGGTATATTTTTTGAGATTTTATCATTTTCTATAATAAAATCATTGTCCGCATAACTAGACAAATCAACATTATTTTGATTTATGATTCTTCTATTATTTATATTTGGAATAATTAATGCATCTCCTTTTTTTAATAGGCCTGCCTCGATCCATTCTGGTTTAGTATTTATATTTTGATATACTCCATCGCAACCTATTTTTCTTCTGAATGCATAAACTTTATGATCTTTGGTTAACGTTATTGACCCAAAAGAATTTGTGGTTTTTATGTTTAATAATTCCTCGTCTACTGGATATTTATAAGTTTTCAATACTTTTTGTGGTAATCCAAGATGGTCATAAACTGTATCTCCTATAATAACATCGGAAAGATTTATCAAACCTCTTTCCGTATGTACTAGACAATCTCCGGTAAGACACCCTCTCCCTATGCCTACGGGAATTTTGTTATTTAAACAAAACTTAACAACGTCCCAAACAATAAGGAAATAATCTTGCAAAAATGCTTCTTCGATGTCTGCTATTTCTTTTTTAACTCTGTCTAAATATTCTTGTTTATTTATTTTTTTAGCAATTCCCAATTTAGCCCATCCTTCTCTTAGCTTTTCTTTAAGAAGCTCTATAGATTGAGATGGGCTTAAATCTTTATCAAATTTTGGCATATGATTTTGCTTTAGAGGAATTTCAGCATTACACATTTCTGCCACTAATTTAGTATTATTAATTTCTTCTTCTGTAAATTTTGCCTTCATTTCATCTTCAGATCTCAAATAATAATCATAGCCATTAAATACTAATCTTCCTCTTTCTCCTGTGTCTCTATTTGCTGGCGGATCATTTAATGTTGCTCTTGCCTCAATTGCTTTTAGACACTCATGTGGAAAAGAATCGTCTTTGTTTACGTAGTGCGAATCTGAAGTAGCGCAACATCTTAGTCCTAAATCTTTTGCAAGTTTTCTACTGGATTCTATGATAATGTCCTGTTCTTTAATAAATATTTCTCTGTCTGGTTTGTCAAGAGGATCATTAACAAGCTGAATTTCTACGAAAAATCTATCTTTCCCTAAGATCTTAATAAATCTTTCTGCATATTCTTTGCCCAGTTGATAATCATTATTACTAAAAGCTCGGTTAATTATCGAGGCCATACATCCAGACAAAACTATAAGCCCCTTGTGATACTTTTCAAGGTCTGCCCAACTTATTCTTGGCTTATAATAAAAGCCACCTTCTTGCTCAACTGGTTTACTTGATATATATGTTAGCTTATAAAGATTGGAAAGCCCCTCGTTGTTTTGACACAAGACTGTTAAATGATTTGACTTTCTTTCTTTGGCCTGATGATCATTTGTCCAATATGCTTCAATGCCCAAAATTGGTTTTATGCCATATTTTTTACAGGACTTTTGAAATTCTATATGTCCCGTGACATTTCCATGATCACCTAATGCCAATGCACTATAGCCAAGTTCTTTGGCTTTTTTAGCCATCTCATCTGGTCTAGCAAGGCTATCTAAATAACTATAATAAGAGTGATTGTGCAAACTAATGTATTTAGAATTACTCATATTATTTGTGTCTTTCGTTTCTGTTACTAAGACGACTATCTAGCTTATGTTTAATCAATACACAAGTTAAATTGCTTATAAATGTTATAATGAATATTGCCAAGTAATTCATGTTATTTTTTTAATTGTGGTTTACTATTTTTAGATAGTCTTTTTAGCCATTCAAGTTTTTCTACCTTTGTTTCACTTGGAGGGCCTACTTTCCTTCCGTTTCTTACAAATTCTTTGTGGTGCTCCTTGCATAGCTCTATGCTACACATATTCTTACAATAAAAATCAAAATTTACTGTGCCATCTGACCTATCACATCTTCGACTAGGGTTTGTATCGCCTTTAATAAGATGCCAGTATTTTTTTATAGATTCTTCTGTCCTTTTTTCAGCATCTGGCTCAAAAGATAAAGTAATAGGACCGCTTCTAAGATAATATATTGTTATTAAAATATTTTTGTACTGCTTATATTTATTTCTTACTGCTAAGTTGTAAATTAAAAGCTGAGGATCGTTTAAACACTCATTATAAGACATTTTGTGTTTGCCAGATTTATAGTCTGTTATTTCTAATGTATCAGCATTTATTTCGTTTACAATGTCTAAAAGACCAACAACAGGAATTTCTTCATCTCCATCTTTAATTTTTAGCTCAAACCATTCTTCTACTTGCAAGACCTTTTTGTTTATTGGATTTTGCAGAGTCTTATCGTTTACTATTTTTTCTATTAGTTTTATCACGTCTTTAAATTCTTCTATTGGACAGCCTGCAAATGTATCGATAGATTTTCCTGCTATATTACAGTTACCATCCATATAGAAGGAGCAAGTATTACATTCTTTTTCTCGCTCCAAAGCCTTATTTGATAATTTCCAAATTCCTTCTTCTCTAAAACAATATAGAATTTCATCGTACCATGTAGAAGCTATTGTCGGGTTTTCTATGCCATCTCTTTTTGCTTCTCCTAGTTTCTCAAAAACTATATGAACTAAAGTGCCTGCTTCTGCGGCCCAAGAAGTTCCTCCTCCTAATCCAAGATGATATGTTAAATAGTAAGAAAAAGGACAAGCCTTATATTTCTCTATTTTGCTTTTGCTAATTGAATTAATTTTCAATGTTTTTCTTTTCTTGTTCTGTAAATGCAACGGATGATGCATCTAATAGATTTTATCCAACTAAACATTTAATGTTCCTTTAAAATAAAAGTTCTGTGCTTTCCATTCCGCTTGCCGATTTATGACCCCCGCCATTAAATATTTTAGCTATTTCACTACAGTCAAAATCTTTGCTTGATCTAAGACTGTATTGCCATTTTCCGTCGCCTCGTTTAAAATAACCTATCGCCAATGGACACTTTTCCTTGACTATCTTATTGTTTAAGAGCCTACTTATAGACCAATAAGGACAATTAATAACCGGCACATTCATTCCGGCAAATTTACCAAATGCATTAGAAAGTACAACATTGATAAAATTGGGCATCATTTGGCATATGTATAGCTCTATGTACTGAGCAACCATTAGTCCTTTTTCATATAATTCATTAAATGAAGCATTGCTTAGTTTTTCAAAGTCTTCTATTGTGTTGTTGTACAAACTAGATCCTGCTGCAATTTCTCTAGAAGAGGGTAGTTCCCAGGCCCATCTATCTGCATCATCAATGTATTTAATAAACATTGGCACAGCTTCTGATGGATTAAAATGTTCCCAAGCTAAAACGGCACCAGACTTATTCATGTCAAATTTAGCGAAGTCAAGCCCTTCTAGTTCTTTTTCAGCCGTAGCATGATGATCAAGAATCAATAAACTTTTTGCCACTTCTTTTATTTTTAAACAAAAATCTCTTTTAAATGAAAAATCTAAAATATAAACCTCTTTGTCTATAAAACACTGAAGGTCAATATTTTCTCCGTAATTCATTTGCAAGTATCGTGCTGAGTCTTTGAATTTGTGCCAAGCACACCAAGCCGCAGCAGTCCCATCTTTACAATTTTTATGCGATATAACCAGTCTATTCATTTGTCACCATTTCCTCGTCTTTAATATACTCTATATTATAATGTTCCTTTTTCCATGTTCTTGCCATAATCATTGTGGCAAATAAAACGGCATCTTGTGAAGATTCTGCGCCCAAAACTTCTACTATCTGTTCAAAATTCACCCTTTCTTTTGTATTTGTAAAGTCTAAATGTTTTGGCTTCATTCTTATGTCTGTTATTATAAAAATAACTAGAAAATTCTTAAGATCTTTATCTTTAACTTCTGTTTTATCTTTTGACTCTATTTGTTCATCCATTTTTTCCTACTCCAATTATAAACTACCCACCCGCTAAAGCAGATGGGTTTCTGGCGAGTCCGAAATAAATTAGTTATTTTCATTTTCCCTCAAGATACTATATACTATATAATGAAGTATGCTCATTGACAAATCTTCGACATATGAAAATTCATTGCTCGGAATTACTATTTTCTCATCTGCTATACTTGCTAGACCATTTTCTATATTTTCATTTCCAGTAATAGATACTGTGTATAATCCGTTTTCCTTTGCCCATTCCGTAGCTTTTATAAGATTTTTAGATGTGCCACTAACACTAATTGGAATAAATAAATCGCCAATACTTGCAAAAGTAGACAATTCTAATACAAAAGATTCTGAGTGTCCTAAATCATTTTCTATAGCAGACTGTAATCCTGGGTTTGATCCTAGAGCAAATACTTTTGCGGTTTGTCCATTCTTAATTTTCATGTGTTTTAATAAGTCTTGTGCAAAATGGAAAGCGTTCAAAGCACTGCCGCCATTACCAGCAACTATTATCTTGTTGCCAAAAACAATATTCGTCATAACTAGTTCTCTTAAAGATTCTATTTCATAATAATCCAACTTATCTATTATATTAATATTTTTGTCAAAATATTCTCTTGCTTTTTTCATTCTTCTTGGTTCCTTTTAGACAAAAATAGATTACTATTAAGCATCTTGTCCCACTGAGCAGAAGTTATTGCAAATAGCTTTGCATTTTCTGGCATTTCCTCTTCTATGTCTTTTATCTTTTTTAGGAAAATAGTTTCTTCTTTGTTTTGGTCAACAACAACTGTTTCGAAACCATCAGATGAATTAACTGATATAGCAATTATTCCTTTGTTGCTTGATATAAAGTCTCCTGGAATTCTATTCTCTGCCATTTTATCTTTAATTTTCATACTAAAAATCCTTGTCCTAAAAAACCTTCCACTGTCAATACTTTAATAGCAAAATTTCTTAGATGTGTCATATTAATATTATTTTCTTCATGAAGAACATGATCAAAGTCTTTATCCTGCATTTTATCCATTTCTAATTCAGAAGAGTGTGGAATAGAATTATATGTGTTAACATCTCTATATAGTCTTATTAATTTTGCCCCAGCTTTCTTTAGGCAAATAAGTTCGTTTATAAACCTAACATCTGAAATTAAAATAATATCATAATTGTCTTTTTGTTTTTCAATGTCGTTTATTAGGATATCAATCCAAATATTATTGTAATCATAATTAGGATTATTAGATATAAATGGCGCCTTTTTAGAGAGCCATAACAATATTTTTTCATATTGATCTTGATTAGACATTTTATTAAAATCACCACTTCTCATTACTTCGGTTCCAAGCAATTGCATAAATTCTCTTCCTGTAAGAAGATCATTATATCTTTTATTATATTTATCTATTATGCCATTGTGGAAATAATCTCCCCAAGTTGATATTGGGTAATTTTTATCACTTTCACTTCCATGCACATATTTTTTGTCTAATCCGAAAACATCTATCGCAAGGTCTTTCAAAGTCTTGGCGAATGACATTTCTTTTACTTTTAGACTAGGCAGCATTTTAATAATCAAACTGCAAACACTAGATTTGCCAGAAGATTTTTTACCACATATTCCTATTACTTTAGACATTTCATCTCCTTCATAGCACTAACAATTTCTTCAGTAGAACATTCTCCTATGTCTTTGTGATCGGATATATGAGGTAAAACATTTATTCTAAACAAAGCTTTTTCTAATTTTCGTGTTGTTTTTTCTGATCCTGTTGTACCAGCAATATCATTGTCCAGCGCCAAAATAGCTTCAGAAAATCCACATTTTTTCAATATGTCAACTTGACCATTACTCATTATATTGCCAAATATAGATATACAATTATCAAATCCTGACATTATAAGTTTCATTGCATCAAATGGACCTTCTGTTATTATTATAGGCTTATTAGTATGATTTTTTGCCATATCTATATTGAATAGATTTATACTTTTGCTAAAGCCATTGATTTTTATTCCATTTAAATTAAATTGTGAATTAGGATAATGAAACCATTTTGGCTTAAAGTCTTTTATTGCTCTTCCAGAATACCCCACTATAGTTCCATTAATATTTTTAATTGGAACAACAAATCTATCTGCCATTTTACCTTTGTCTTGGCAAATAAATGCGCCCAGTCTTTTAACTACATCCATTGATATACCCCGCTTATTACAGTATTCATCAGGAGAACTTTTAGCCTTGAAGAAATCTCCTACATAAATTTGGCTACAATGTTTTTCCCAATAGTCTATCTTCTTTATTTTTTCCATTATCTCTGTTTTAGAATATAAATAGTTTGCGTCTTGAGCTATGTCACTAATTATTTTTTGTGCTTCAATTTTATCAACCTTTTTAATAGCCATTACAAGGCCCAAAATACCCTTAGGGAAATCATCATGACATCCTCTCGTGAAACAAAGCCAAATGCCAGAATTATAATAATAGCAAAATCCAGAAGGGTTGTCGCCATTATGACAAGGACAGGGACCTTGTAAATAAGAAGACGTATCTATATATCCATTAGATTGATTTAAACCAATGGATTCTAAAATTATTTCATTATTGTTCATTTTATTGTGATCGTCGTTTGAATACATCTCTCTTCTATTATTCCACAAACCTCATCTTCTTTTATTAATGGGTCATGAAAATCACAATATAGAGATATGTATTTTCTTCCTGGGGTTCCACGTCCATGACGTGAACATACAATCTTAAATTTACAATTCTCTGGTTTTCTTGCGTTTGGATCATTGGCATTTGCTTGGTGTTTTTGCATAACTTCTACTTCATCAAGCTTAGAAAATATAGTGAAATTATCACAAAGCCAAATTATTCTGTCTGATCCAGACATAGTACTTTCGTCTTCTTTTTCTAGCCCATCTCTATTTTGTTGTGCAAATGCTAACATCGGAGCATTATAAGATCCCATTAGATCATGTAATGTTGTCATTCTGTAGCCAAGAGCTTCCCATTCTTTGTCTTTGTTTTTGTCATTATAGTTCATTAGTTTAAGATAATCAAGTATAACAAGACATTTATTGAATTTTCCTTCAGAGTTTTGCCCAACTATTTTGGCGAAAAACCTTCTTATGATGCTTATTTGTTCTTCTAACGTCCACCCCTTTATATCAACATAATGTATCTTATTGTCTTTAAGATATTGAGACATATTTTTTATAGACTCTAATTTATTTGTATCGGCAAAAAACCTACCTTCATCTAAACTTACCAAAGGAGTTTTTGTTGCTATTGCAGACCATCTAATTGTTTGATATAAATCATCTAATTCTGTGTCCAAGTATAAAACAGGAATTCCTTGTTTTGCGACATTGTTTGCTATATTCATTGCGACCGTGGATTTTCCAAATTTTGCTCTGGATGCTATAATACTTATTGTCCCGTCTCTAAACCCACCCCCTATAGATCTCTCATACAACGGAAAGCCAAATTTTATTCCAACATGAACTTTGCCTTGTTTAACTTCTTGGGCTTTATTATATAGCCAATTGTCAAAATTTTTGCCCAATATATCTATTTCGGAAGACTTAAATAAATTAGTAGTAAATTCAAGGGTTGAACACTCTATGATGTTTGATACTTCATCTGGAGATTTTGCAGAATCAATTGCCTCTTTAATCTCTTCTACTTTTTGATAATATTTTCTTTTAACAGAATTATTAAGAACTATTATTAGTAGATCTTCAAAATCTTTCTTGGAAACAGAATTTTCTGTTGCAAACTTTATTGTTTCTTGTATTATAGGTTTTTGGCTCTTATAGTATTCAGGGTACAAAAATGCTATTTTTTCAGATAAGATAACATCGTCTATGGGCTTGTTATCATTTAAGTTAGAACTTTCAGAATATATATTTTTCACCGCACTGAAAGAACACCTAACAGATTGTGAGCTAAAATCATCTAAACCAAGTCCATTATAATCAAAAATAGTTTTTGGATTTTTAATAAACCAAGATAGTACTTTTTTCTCTGCTAAATCGTTTGTGTATTTTGTCTGCATATTGCCCTCTGGTATGCTATTTTTAATATGTCTATTTTACGGTCTATTGCGTAAGGAATATCTTTTATTCTTGCTAATTTTGCTTTTAAAATAATCAGGTCTTTATATCTGTCATCTATATCTTTATTTTCATTTCTAACTATAGCTATTTTCTCTTCGATTTTTTTAAATCGGCAATCTTCAGAAAGATTACTTACAGCAGAGTATAGCTGTTTATTAACTTCTGGTGTTAGTATCTCTATTTGGCATTCTAAAGATGCTTTTTGCGACCTTACATAAATATTATATGAAACTATTTTATTCATTAGTTGTTCTATTTTTTCTATTGGCATTGAAATAAAACTTTCCACATCTATTTGGGCTATTTCGTCGCAAGATATTGTATTTTTATTAACTGGATGAATACCTGTTGACTTTACCCAGTTTGTAATTTCACTTATGATTTCTTCCATGTATTGCACATTTAACAATTTCGGATATGTTTTTTAAAATAAGAACAGTTTCTTCTATTCCGCTTGTTTGAATACAGTCAACTCCATATTTTAGCACAGGAAAATCATTACCACCCTCATATAAAGCATCTCCTACATATAAAATATCTTCTTTATGATAGAGACCTTTTTGTATCAAGTATTTTATTGCATAAGACTTATCTATACCTTTTATCGTAACATCTATTGATGTTGTGCCACCTATTTTATATTCAAATTCTGGTGCCATAGGAGCAGATTTTGCCAATATTGCTTTTCTTTTTGAGCAATCAGGATCCCAGATTTTCTTTATTTCAGATGTAGCATCTTGCCCAAGTGCTGAATAAGTAATTTGCGAACCTTTGTCCTCGAATAAGTTTCCATAGATTTTATAAGTAGGTACATCAAAAGTAGATATTATTTTAGCCTTTTCTTCTTCTAAAAGCTTAAAAGAATATCTTTCTATATATTCACCATTAACCCCATATTCAAATAACGATGCTCCACATGTAGGAAATATAAGAATTTGTGGTATATGATGTGGGTTGATGTAATCAATAATTTGTTTTCTTATTTGGTTTAATGATGCTCCTGATATTATTGCACAATTAGAAAATTTTAATAGTTCTTCAAATGCGTGTATAATTTCTTCTGAGGATTTTTGTTTGCTTGGGGTTAAAGTTTCATCAAGGTCAAAACAGAATAACTTTTTCTTTCCACATTTCAAAATCATTTTCTGTTTCCTATCATATCTATTATAATTTCTTTTTTAAGATCTTCTTCTTTTATGATTAGTAAAGCAATATTATTAATATCACACCATTGCTGTTTTCTGCAATCTCTTTCCAAAGAATCGAGAAATCTTATTCTAGTCCTATGAAAGTGATATACATATTTATCGTGCTGTATTCCATTAAATTCCAGGGCAATTTTAATAGATGGTATAAAAAAGTCTAGGAAAAGTTTTTCTCCGAAACATGGAACTTCTTCATATATAGGCACATTAGGATATATATTTTCAAGGATTTCCCCAAGTTTAGTTTGCCCTTTAGATTTACTGCTTTGCTTTTTCTTGTATTTGGTTATGTTTTTCCGATGGATTTTTCCGTTGGTATCTATGAACTTCATTATATTTTATCTTACATAAATACTTTAAAACAATTAAAGAAAAACAATAAATTATATCTGGCAAAAAACAACAAGCAAATAAAAACGCTATTAGTATAATAGGTTTAGTCATTTTAGCTCATTATTTCTTTTAGCTTGCTCTCTACCAAACTTCTAGCCTTTCTATCTTCTCTTATAAAATTAGCCATCTTTTCTATTCCTTGAGACTTGTTTATTTCTTTATCTTCGTCGTAAAGAACAAACCAAGCGCCTGACTTCTTTATAATGCTAAACATAATAGCATATTCAACCATTTCTCTTTCTAGATCAATTCCCTTGCCATATACTAAAGGTATAATTGCCTCCTTATATGGAACTCCACATCTATTTTTAACTATCTCTGCCTTTATGTAGTGTCCTATTGTATCTTCTCCGGACTTAATCTCTGGCGATGGGTATTTTTTGTCTATCTTTATTCTTATGTCACAGTAAAACTTTAATGCATAACCTCCAGGCTGACTTGACCCTCTTGCCATTGGACCTATTTTTGCTCTTTCTTGGTTTAACTGTATAAGTATATTATTATTGAGAGAGCAGAACTTTTTAGCCTTGGGCATGAATGGCGAAAATAACCTCGCCAGTGCGCCTACTTGGCTCTCCTCGGCGCTCGCCTCTAGAGTTATAGACGGAACACATGCCGGAATCGAATCGTTTATTATTAGGCATTTTTGCTGAGTTTCTAAGATATGAGTCATTATATTGATTGCATTTTCTCCTGTTTCTGGGGTAATCCAGGATATCTTGCTCACATCTAAATCAGTGAAACATTTAGTTATGCTTTCATTGATTGATCTTTCGGCATTTATGTAAAAAACTTTAATATCTTGTTTTTGGGCCATTGCAGATATATGTAATGATAAACTACTTTTACCTATACCAGCGGGGCCAAACAATTCTATTACTGCATTACCTGGAATTCCGCCTTTTTCTGAAAGGGCTTTGTCAAGTGAAAATATTCCAGTATTAAGAAAATAAGAAGGAGCAAGATCGCCTATGCTTTGCGAAACTCTTCCTCCAAGTTTTTCTATCTCTTTATGCAAAGATTCTATTTCAGATATACTATCCTCTTTTTCTACTTTTGTTTTAGCCATTGCTCCCCTTAATGAAATGATTAATAGTTTTTGGCTTCATATTATCATTTAAAAACTCAGTGGCCGCATCAGAAGCCTCTTTAGATGGAAAATCGATACTATTATCGTGAGCTTTACTCTCTGTTTTTACTTCTATTTCTTCGATGGACTCTCTGATTTCCTTACTTATAAAGTTGATATGGAATAATCCTTTTAGGGAATTTGCTGCCCATAGCTTGTTTTTTGTCCAAGAGTAAGACATTTTTAAACAGTTAAAGAAAAACTTTTTTACTTGATCATCCGTGCTGCTTTGTTTTTTCCAAAATTCCATAGACTGTAAGCCGAATTTCATTATCGTCATTGTTTCGGCCAATATATGGGCAAGATCAACTTTTATACTTGGCGTTGTTAAAGATGTATATATGTTTTTTGAGTTGATTTTTTCTTGCTTTTCAGCTTCTGCTATTTTTCTTATCTGTTGACAGTCTGCACAATTAGCATTTCTTTTCCCTAAAGGAGAAATGCCTTTATATCGAATGTGTATTTTACAAATCATATATATTTATGAAACTTACTAACATCTTTGTGGTTTTTATCAGGCGCAAAATAAGCAGTTATGCCGTCTCTTTTTATTTCTATAGCATCTATTTTTTCCCACGGCTTTGTGTTAAATAATTTATTTAACATATCTATGAATTTTTTGCTTTTAAAATGTCTTGTAGAAACAGTTGAACATCCTTTATTAAATTTAATGTCATGATTATATAAAATAGCAAAGCCTTCATCTGTTTTTATATTGCGCATTTTTGCCCTTTCGCTTTATTTCTTCATTTGTAATTAATCCGTCCAAAGGATCATACTTATATTGCCTAATTCTGCCTCCTATTTTATTTATGAATTTTGCCACTTTATCATAACAATCTGAGCAACAAACACATTCGTCATATCGTCCATCTTTGTTTGAGCAATATCCCCATCTTTCTTTTATAACTGTCCAATCGTGTTTTGTTTCAATTAATTTTTTGTGACAAACATCACATTTAGTAGATCGCACCATTAATTTCTCCATTAATATTTATTTTTCGCTATAATATTTTTCCATTTTATCTAATAGCTTATTTATTGCTGAACGTGCCAAATTATCATCCATTCCTATAAAAGAAACACTTTCATGTTTTTTAGGATAATCTATAAAAAACGTAAACTCTGCGCTCCAATAGTTATCTGAATGCCAATAGAATATAAATGTCCAATTTTTGTCTATATATTTTCTAACTTCTTTGAAACATTCTTCGAAACTAAGGTTAAGCTTATCTTTAGTGCTTGAGGATAGATGGGATTTGGATACCTTAACCTCAAAGACCTTACAAGTCTGGGTTTTCCTTTTGGATTTGGTAGCCTTTAATGATTGAGATATTTTAGATTTACTCATATTTTGTTACATTTCCTTATTTATTACCCTCATCTAAGGATCACATCCGTCTTCTTTTGCGTATTTTCCGTTATATTCTTCCCATTGAACCCATTTTCTCTTCCCGTCTTTATTTGTTCGCCAAAATCCCCAGTTTCTTGTCTTCTTAAAAGCAAGTAATAAAGTCCAAGCTGGCTTGTCTTTTAGTAGAGTAACTCTATGAGAATGACTAGCAGAGAACTTTCTAATACATGGTGCTTTAAAAATTTGTGTCTTTATTAATTTAGACTTAGTATCCCAATATTCCTCAGAATATCCGTTTTTAAAAACAAAACTTATCATTGTGCATGGATGATCATGTACAGATATAGAACAGTCGCCTTTATTAAAACGATGAATGTAAATCCTTATGTCATTAATTTTTAGCAGTTTCCACAGCCAAAATGTATTAGATAATCTAAGCAATGTCCACCTTGATAGATAAGACTGACCATCGCTTCTAGCTATTTCTTCTCTTCTTAGAATCTTGTCAATTAGCTTTTGTAGCATTTTCTTTCTCTATAGCATACTTTCTGTACATTGGGTTTGGATCATGCACTCTTTCGGTGTAAATCATTGGATTTCCAGAAACCTTAAACCATTTTATCCTACATGAATTATCTGGCATAAATCCTCCAACTCCTATTTTAAGGTGTTGATTTTTACCGCCATCAAGAACATTAGGAATAAAGGCTTCATATAAAATAAAATGATGCTTAATATAAGACTCTTTGTTCATCTCTATGCCATTAAATGTTAATTTTCTAATTTTTAGATTTTCTTTTTGGCATCTAATTGCAAGATTTTTCCAACAAGAAACCTCGGCTTCATTTTGCTTTATTATTTCGCCGTTAGATAGTATTGCTTCCCACGGCATATATTTATAGCGATCTTCTATAGCTTGCCAGAAGTTCAAACCATTTTCTGTATTCTATAAGAGTTGTAACTTGTTTTGACACTTCTTTCATTAGAGATAATTTTGAATAGAAAAATTCATCTACTCTACTTAGAATCCATGGCGAAACATTTTTCCAACGTTCATTTAAGAAATACCCAAGTACTATTTTATTGTGATCTTTGGCAACAGTTACTTCACTTGCAGTTCCTGCTCCACAGTTTTCATCAAGTAAAACTATAATAATATCAGCTCCTTTAACTGCTTTTATATCGCCATCCACTATGACAGAACAATGTCTAACACAACTAGATAAATTATGAGACTTCTTTTCCTGATAAGACAACATAGTTGGATACTTTCCTTGATTGTACTTGAAATCGCATGGGTCTATGATTTTAACTACATCTTTATTGTTAAAAAGACGTTTTATTTCACGTTTTATTTCTTTTCTAATACCAACTCCATAATCTTTTGATCGCTCAATAGCACCTGCAATATATATACTAATTGGTTTAATCATATCAAATCCTCCCAGATAATGCTATTAAATCCGTATGTTTTAAGACAAGAGTATGCTTCGCTACGTATTGCATCTGTAATCTGTGGGCGTTTATTACAGCACGGGAAAAGCCCTGCGTGAATCTTATCTTTATCGAAGTCAAAGATATGAAACTGAATACCAGAATTATATAATGACAATAAGAAGTTTCTGTTATCTTGTACAAAAGATTTAATGAAGCCTTGGTTTTTGCTTATTTTTTCTAGTCTTTCTTCCTCTGTTTTATAGAATTTTTCTGTTATTTTATTTAAATTTAACACATTATTTATTAGATTTTGTTGTACTTGAAATTACATGGGTAATCGTACTTTCCACAGCTAAATTCACAGTTTACAATAGTACTTTTTATACTAGGATTTGCCTTTGAAATACATGATAATCTATAAAAACCAACATGATGTATCTTAGTATTTTTTAGAATCTTAACATAAGGAAGTCCATAAATCATTGTGCATATTGCATATCTTAGTCTTTTTAAAAATTCTTTAAACATTGCGACGTACCTCAAAAACCCCAACATCTGTATCTGTTTCTTTTCCGTCCTGCATTCCACGGCCTAGAGAGCCAATTGGATTGGCAACAATTGCTATTGCCTTTGCTGTTTTAGGCTTAAGAGCTTCTACATTATTTGTTTCTTCTTTAACAATAGGTTCTACTACCTTGGAAGATTCTTGATATCTCTCAATAGCTTCTGTAAGTGCAACCGTTAAAGCATTCATATTATTAACAGTCAAGGTTTTGTGTTTAAACTTAAACACCACTTCTTTAATTAGCTCTATCATAATTATTCTCCTTCTTTTCTGTTTTCTGTTCACTAGGGGTAATTGTCATTCTAACATTATTTTCAAGAATTGCTCCGTTTTGCAACAAAACATAATTTGCCCCTTCTCTAATTCCTGCTACGAAAGCTCTAACAATAGATACTTGTCCAAGTGTCAAGATATCATTTGGTCCTTGCACAGTAAAATGAAGGCTTAACGTAGTAAAAGCCAAAGACATTAATGGCCGATATTCTGCTGGTACGACACTAACAAACTCTTGTATTAATTCTCCTGTTATAACAGAATCGTTATTATTCAATATAGGCATAATATCTATATCTATAACAGCAACTATTTTGGCTGCATTTAAAGATTGTTTTACCGTATCATCTTTGTCTAGTGTAAGGATTGCTGTTGATGTGGTAGTTTTTGCAACTTCAAAAACTATTTTTTGCCTATCTTCTGGTGTTAAATCTTTAGGAACTAGAATTCCACAACCAGATAACATAAAACTAGTCAACATCAAAATTATTGATTTCATCTTCAGGATCCTCCCTTATTATAGGAAAATTTCCATGGAAAGAATTAATACTTAAAGTAGACATACCCAAATGTGCCTCTATTCTGTCTTTTACGTCCTCTTCTGTTAATATTATACCGTGACTCTTCATGTCTTTTATTATATATTCACATGCTTTGCTCAATTTATGATTTCCTAAAATATCTCCAGATACGCCAGATTGTGAAATGCCAACAGGTTTAAAAGCTTTAAACTCTTCTTGTTCTGCATATGAACATCCGCCTAAAACCGAAGAATTAATCATTTCTTGTATTTTAGACTGACTAATGACTTCTATTAGATTATTAAAGTTATTTAATACTGGCAAAATCTTTAAATAAAGAATAATAAACATTATAACAAAAGATAATGCTGAACCTAAGATAATATAATTTAACATGTTACTCATTGTTAAGCCTTTTTCTTTCGCTTAGAATTAAGTTTTTCTATCAAAAAAGCTGCATCTGATTTAGTAAGTTTGGCCACATCGTCAAATTTCTTTTCTAAAATTTCATTCATTTCTTCTATTGTGAAATTAAGTTCTCCCATAAACTTTGTCTCAATCAATACCTTTTGTGCTTGTTCTATTGGAGAATTGTCAATTTGTTTTTTCTCGGAAGATGCAAGTTCTTCCTTTGAGCAAAACTCCACTCCCAATATATTTCTTAACGCCCTTGCACTAGCCCTTGTTTCAGAAACGGTAGTAGTATATTGTTCAAATCCTCTCATTGAATTATCTACTCTACAATCAGCAACAGAAGTCCAGTTGTATGTTGCTTCTTGCAAAGCTCGATTTAATGAAGTATGAATCAAATAATTTACTTGTGTAATACAACACCAGTTATTTTCCTTGGTCGGATTATTAACCACAGTAGCCTTGTAAAAACTTATTGTAAATAAATCTTTCGTAACTCTCAATAGAGCAGAATGTTTTACAAACAATCCTCCATCTTCGCCAAGCACAAAATCAGAAATATTAAAATAATCTCCAACTTTGTAAGTATTACCATTTAATGGATAAAAATTACCATTCTTAGCAACTTCATACGCCTGTTGTTTTGTTTCCATTATTATTCCTTATTATATTTTTCTGCGAAATTAAAACAACTTTCCATTTCTAACTTAGATAAACAATAAGAACCTTTATGTCTTATTCCTATAGACGCTCCCTTACTAGCCGCAACAACTGCATTTTTAATATCTATTCCATAATATAAAGATAATCCTAAAATAGAACAGCAAGTGTCACCTAGTCCAGTAATGTCGACAACATATTTTTGATCTGTTAATGCAGGATAAAAGAATATTTCTTCTGCATCTCTATACACCTTCATTCCGTCCTTCCCCAGTGTATTAACCAAATATGTTTCGTCAAGTTCATCGGACAAAAATTTTGCGTCATGGTTCGTAATTTTAACTTCTATTGAATTCGGCTTTATTATACTGATATTTTTTATCTTATAATAAGTTGGCCTTTTTGGATCTAAAATTGTTGGTATTTTTTTTGCATAACAATAATGTGCCACGTTTTGTATCATTTGGTCTGTAAGACATCCCTTTGAATAGTCTGACATTATGACGCAGCCAACGTTGTTATTGTTTATTATACCTATTATTTTATTAATCCATTCTGACTCTATTTGTTTATTTGGCGGATCAGCATTTTCGTTGTCTATTCTAACGACCTGTTGATTGCCAGCCCAAATTCTTTCTTTGACAGATATTGAACTTATAATGCCAAAATCAAGTGGTTCAACCTTTACATTTTCCTTATCACACATCGATAAAAAAATTTCATTGTAATTATTATTCACAGGAGGAACAAATGACTTGTATGCCAAAATACATTTAATTCCTGTTCTAGATATATGGGCAGATACATTTGCTGCCCCACCAAGAGATGTTACAATATCTTTATCATGAATATTAACTATGGGAACTGGGCTTTCTGGACTAATTCGATGGCACTGTCCGAAAAAATGCCGATCAACCATCACATCTCCAAGGACAAGAATACTTCGACTCATATTATATATACTTCTGGCCAAACTAAACTAAATTCAATCATATTTTGATTCTCTTATTTCTTTAAATATTTTAGAAACGGATTCTGGTCTATTGATTTTATCTATAAACTCAATTTCATCAGCAAAACCATATCCTGGAATTTCTTCTTTTTTTAGATCTTTAAGTTCGTCGCTGTGGAAAACTATTAATTTGGCATTTTGTCCAAATTCTTGATGTAGTCTATTTTCTTTAAAGTTTTTAATCCAAGAGTGCTCAGATGGACCGCTATAATAGCCAACCTCATCTACTCCTTTAATATGGCTAAGAATATACAACCTATCTTTTAGTTTTATAGGACAAACCTTTTTTTTCTTTAAAATATATTCATCGTCATTATTAAGGATGATAAGATGTGAGCATTTTTTCTTAGCCTCTTGAATGCACCAAATATGTCCAGCATGCAAACTGAGGAAAACTCCAGATTTAATGCCCACTAACATAATAGTCTTCTAAATTTTTCATAAAGTTATCGATTGAACTCCACTCAAAATCATCTACGTAACTAGGAGCATCTTTAACATTTTCTAAAATCCATTTTTCATGCTCCATCGTATTTCTAGTTTCTCCATTTATTATAGAAAAACTATCTTTTAGTAACTTTCCCCATTTAAAATTTATATTTCTATCTATTTGTTTCACTGGACATTCTATTTTATCAAAATATCTTTTATTATCCTCATTTAGGGGATTACTTCTACATTCTGCTGGATGATATAAATGGATAGAACAAAAATTCTTGTTTTGCCCATCATAAAACCTAAGTCCTTGAGCTAAAAATCTTTCTCTAATAGAGTCATCCTCGCATCTATATCTAAAACCTCTAACGTAAATCTCGTCATAGGCACCCATATTAAGTACATTTTCTCTTTTAACAGCCCAAGTCCATAAAGTATTGTTAATTCCGTGAGGAATTTTAAAATGAGAATATGTATGTAATATTTTATTTCCAATATTGGCCATAGAAATTATTGACTTATTTATTATTTCTGCTTTTGGGTCAAACATACAGGCACAAAGTGCTGACTTAGAGCTGTCAACTACATAACCACGATTTATTATATTGCTTGGCTTATTTTTAGTAACTTGACCATTTAAATATTCTAATCTATTTTCTACAGTGCCAATATCTTTATTTATAATAACCTTGAAATTGCTATCATCTATAAATGGATTCAACATGCCAAAAACAATATTTTCTCCAGGGAAATGATCTATGTCTATCATGGCTATTATTTGCCCTTCACACATTCTTAATAATACATTTCTTGGATATGCTGCGTTTATAAACCTGCCAATTGGTAAATAGACATATTTTAAATTTATGTATTGCGCCAAAGTTCTACATAGATCTATTGTGTCGTCTGTTGAACCTCCATCGGCTATAAGAACTTCAAAAGTATGATCTGGAAATACCGCCTTATTAAGTGTTAGTCTAGATAATATGGCCGCAACTCTTTCTTTTCTGCCAGGAGCACATGGAACTATAACACTTAAAAGTGGTTTACTCATTAATTCCTCAGTATAACTAATGGCCTAATTCTAAATAGTAATTTGGCTTCTATTTTTTCTTTTATTACTGGGCCAAAATTTCTACAATCGTAAGACATTGGCCTATTGTCACCCATCATAAAATATTCATTTTCTTCAAGTTTCCAAAATTTACTAGTTTCATTTTCTGGTAATTTAGTTTCATAATTTATTATGTTACTATTACTCTCTGGAATTGTATTGACAAATACTCTGCCATTTGATATTAGTACAAAGTCTCCTGGAATACCTATAACTCTTTTTATAAGATATATATAAGACGATAGTCTGTCATTTCCTGTAAAACAAACTATATCTCCTCTTTCAATTTTCTCAAACTTAAGTTGCACAAGTATTCTGTCACCATTCATTATAGATGGGAACATGCTAGGGCCAACTACTTTGGAAATTTTAGGGTCATATATCTTTTTTAAGACCAAAATGGGCAGTATACAAACTAACACTAAGAAAAAGAAACTTATTACAAAAGAAGTAATAGATAAATTCTTTTTTTCTATCATGTAAGGTAAATTTCCCCATTTGGGAACTGAAAATTTCTTTGTGTTTTTGCCTAATTTATTTTTCATAATATAAATCCTTCATTTTATTTTTATCATTTTATTTAAAAGTTACAGTATTTGTAATAACCCCTGATTTATGTACTTTTACAAAGCGTAAGCAGTTACTACAGAACCAATATTTGGTACTGTAGAAGTTTTTAAAACCACTCGTATTGCATATTGGACATTTAATAGGCATAATATATTCCTGTCGTTGCACATTTATGGCAATGTGGATTTGGTGAACGACTTAATAATCCTATAAATTCCTGTTTACATTTGCAGCAAGTTAACATTGATGGAATATTATCAAGAATCTGCATGTTGGACCATTTAGTTGGCGGCATCAGATAACCTGTAGGTGCTATTCTTAAATAGTCTTCATTAATAGACATATTTTGTATCAAAATCTTATCCTATACATAAACATAAGGTCAGTTTCTAGGTCTGAATTTAAAGAACTTCTTAAAGAAAAATTGTCAATGGTTAATTTTGCCTTTATTTTGTTTCCATTTATACCGATATCTAGATCAACAAGATCTTTGTGTTCCGAAAAACTATTTTTATTATCTTTTTCAACGCTGTTAATCAAGAATCTTAGATGCCCTCTATTATCTATAAAAAAACTGTCAAATTTTATCATTTTTAATCTAATGTTTCTGGACCGATAATTTCTTATTTGGCTTAATCTTTTTTGATATAAGTCATACGACATACTAAAATCTTGTTCAAATTCATCCTTCACAATAGATCTAGAAAAAGAGATAATCTCTTTGTTTATTTGATAAGTTATAAAGTCATGCAAAGCACTATTATTGATCTCTATAGATGAACATGAAGTAAGTAAAAACAATAGAAAAAATTTCTTTATTTTATACTCCTTACTATATCAAATAGAGCCTGAGTTTCTGGATGATTTACATCTAAGTCTTTAAAGTTATTTCCGTTGCCACACATAGCAATACAATGCTTGCCCCATTCAAGATTAAAATAATGATTAACTAGAGTATGCGAATGAAAATGTATAATAGTAGGCTTTCTAATAGCGCAACTATAGTAACCCAAAATACCATCTTGGGAAATAGTAAGGGCCGCATTGTTTATGCAGCTAATTGCATCAATTATATTGTCAGTGCCTGTGTGATTTAATACATTGTCTAGTTTAAAACACTCTTCGTATTCAGAATCTTTTGACAATAATTCTGGGCTCAATAAAACTACATATCTATCATTAAAGGTTTTTGCTAAATTTTCTACAACTAGTCTATCTACCGATCTTCTTGTTGAATCATTTAATCTACCAGATAATAGATTTATAACAATATGAGGCTTGTGCCCAAAGGTTTTATATTTATTGCCAATTTTATTAGTTAAATAAGGACTTGTCAAATTAACTATTTTAGTGTCAACGTACAATCTTTTCTCTGTGCCTATTAACTCTTGTGAATTTTTTTCTGGTGTATCACAAATAATACACTGCGATTGAGCTAACGGTAAGGTTTCCTCCATAATTGATTCTATTGGAGCTTTGTGCTGTTCATGTTTTTCAAAATGTTTCCAGTCAATATTTACAGGATTAATATTAGATTTTTGTAATTTAATAGCACAAATTAAACTATCCCCAACTCCTCCGGCACTTGTGACAAGAATTTTTCCGTTCATATAATAAGACTTTCTTTATTAGAGATTATATATTGCCGCCAATCGTCTTTAATGTCGGATAATATATCTAGCACAACTCCATTATACGGCCGAAGTCTATTGTTATTTCCTTCGCAAAATCCAGTACCAAAATAAGGCGGAATATTACTATTATTTTTATAGGCTAAATTTTCATTGAATGGATATAAAAGGTATACATTATTCCACCACAAAATATGCGAAGGCCTTTTAAAGGACAGTATTTTATCTCTTAAAAGCTTTGGGTGTTTCATATAACTTAAATGATACATATTAGAATGTTCTTCGTCTATAAAAACACTATGATCTTTTGTTAAATCTTTATTAACGTTTGGATGGAAAAAATGTTGGCTTGCAGTATAATAAGATCCTGGAATCCACCTTAAAAATCTTCCTTCATGACTACTAGGAAAATACAACTTCATTGAATATGCAAATTGAAACTCTCCTATTTTTACATGATTAATATGTTCATTTTTACTAATTAACTCAGTAATATCAAAAAAACATTCCGGCTTCCAAAATTCATCTGTGTCTAATTGGAATATACAATCTCCGTTCTGTATATTTGAAATTTTGAGCATCTCATTTTTTACTATTGCTTCAAAACTTTCCCTGTTAGGAATATTAAAACTTTCTCTAAAGTCCTTGGAGATCAGCTTACATTTGCCTTTGTGATCTTTTTCTTTTATAAACCTTTTTATTTCATTTAATGTATTGTCTGTCGAATGTGCTGGCTGATCATTGAAAACAGAAACAGTTCCCTCAAAAATTATAAACTCATCTATTAAATCATACAAATGAGATAAAGACTTATAAATCAAAAGTTCTTCATCGTAACACATTGCAAGACAAATTGTTTTCATGGCATAAGAAAAAATAGGCGGTTTCACTATTGCTATCCTATCTTGACACTAGGCTAGCTGTATAATTACTCCCGCCTATTATATTAATCTAAATTACTCTGTACGTAGATTTCCAGGCACTTCCAGACAAGAACCATAAAAACGAACTAGAGGAGCAGTCCAATCGGAATAAACAGGAG